TTGATGATTTTAGAAACCACCTATGGGCCTGTTTTAAGTATCTTGGCTTGGGAGAACCAACCCCAATTCAGTATGCTATGGCAGATGTCATGCAAAAGGGACCAAAGGACTTCCAGCTACAGGCTGGCCGTGGTGCTGGTAAGTCTGTAATCAACGCTTGCTTTGCCAGTTGGAGATTATTAACAAACCCAGATAGAACTATTATGGTTATATCTGCAACCCAAGATCGCGCCATTAAGTTCATCTCACAGGTAAGAAAGATTTTAGATGTTGTTCCATATTGTGAACACCTAAAGCCAAAAGAGTCTGATAAAGATAATGCCTTCGGTTTTAATGTTGGTTGTAGGACTGTATATGGACAGGATTTATCTTGCTACGCTAAGGGTATTACTGGTCAGATAACTGGTAGCCACGCAGATGATATTATCGCAGACGATGTTGAGATTGAAGAAAATGCAGATACTCCTTCAGCAAGAGATAAACTTATAAATAAATTAGCGGAGTTAGAACAAATTAGAAACAATACTCCAGATGGGTGTATTCGTATTCTAGGTACTTTCCAATCCACAGACAGTATCTATATTAAACTATCTAATTCATATCCTATTATTAAATTTCCTGCGGTTATGCCTAATCCAGACATTCCCGGTGAAATAGATAACTGTTCTGAATATATCCTAAAGTTGGACCTAGAAGTAGGAGAATCAACACAACCAGAGAGATTCCCTTTAGATATCCTTAAGTCTAGAGAAGCTAAGATTGGACCTAGGTTATTCTCATTACACTATAAATTAGATCCTACCCTTAGCGATAGAGCTAAGTATCCCCTTAAGTTAGAAGATTTAATTGTTATGGATGTTAATCCTGAATTATTTCCAGAAAAAATAACTTGGGAAAAGCGTACTGTTAAAAAAATAGAATCTTATGGAATTAGCGGAGATCTTCTTTATGAACCACAATGGATTAGTCCGAATTTTATCCCCTATATGCAAACTGTCATGTTTGTTGACCCTAGTGGCCGTGGATCAGACGAAACGGCTATTTGCATTGCGTCATTTGTCAATGGCTATGTCATCATACATGAACTGCTTGGTTTGCAAGGAGGATATGAAGAAGTCTTATTAAGAAAAATAGCTAAGTTAGCATATCAATATAATATTAATCTTATAAGAGTTGAGTCTAACTTTGGTGATGCTATGTATTGCAACCTACTTAGACCAGTCGTATCAGAAATTTGTGGTCAGGTTGCTATTGAAGATTTTAGAGTAAGTGGATCTAAAGAAGCTAGAATAATTAGAATTTTAGAACCCATAATGGCTGTTCATAAATTAATCTTTAATACAAAAGCAATTAAAGACTCCGAGAATCAAAAACAAATAACTAGGATTACTGAAAAACGAGGTAGTCTTAAGCATGACGATAGAGTAGATATTCTTGCTAGCTCAGTTGCTTATTGGCAAGATGCATTATCTATTGATGCTGATTCTCAGATTGAAAAAAACAAACAAGACGAATATAAACAACAAATTAAAGAGTGGATGTCTAATAAAAGAGCTTTGGGATTACTTGGAAATAGAATAAGCGGAGCTATTTTATTAAACGGATCTGATAAATATAATAAAAAAGTATACCCAAAAGTTGTTAAAAGGAGATTAAGATAAATGGACCCATTGACTGTTGGTGGAATTATGGGTGGATTGTCTATGGCATCATCTTTACTAGGTGGCCTAGGAGCATCCAGCCAAGCACAAGCACAAGCAAAACAACAACAACTAGCTGCCGAAAACGCAAACTTTCAAAGACAGTGGCAAGTAGACGCTAGTAATAGAGCTATAGATCGGGCCAATCTTGCAAGAGCTGTTAATAATATGGCCATTGAAAGAGCGGCATTAAACGAAAGATCTATTGCTGAAGTATATCAAAAACTTGGGTATGATAACGCAAAAAGCCAGTTCAGTAAACAAACTAATCAAGTTAATTCTGCATTGCTATCTAGTATTTCTGGAAGAAACATTTCAGCACAATCAGGAACAGCTAGAGCACTGCTAAGACAAAACCTATTTAATGCAACTGCGAACATGGCAAACCTAAGAATATCTAATACAAACAAAATGAGAGATATTCAAACTATTTATCAAAATAGATTAGCCCAAAGAGATTTCAATTATCAAGAATTTAACACATTCCTTCCCGGTGATACCAGTACTATTAGTGGTGCTCCAATGGGTGCTATTATTGGATCTGCTGCCCTTAGCGGTCTTTCTTCTGGTATTTCTGCTGGACTAATATATGGAAAACAAGAATGAAACCAGAACTCTTAAACCAACTTCAACAAATAGCAACAGGTTCAGTTTATTCCGGTAGTAAAACAAATGATAAAGATGTTTCTAAAATCAGAGAAACAAAACTTAAGGATAAACTTAAAAAAATAGAAACCGAAATTAAAGCTATGTACCCAAACAATAAAACAAAGTTTTTTAAAACTTGGGAACAAGCAACAAAAGATTTTCCAATGCCAACGGAAAGTTTTAAAGAATTTTATTGGAATAAATATCTTGAACTAAACCCAGAAAAAACAGATAAGGTTAAAAAGGATTTAGTTAATAAATTTGTTTTAGAATTAAACTCTCTTGAAACACCAACACAAAAAGAACATTTTATCAGAGATAAGATTTCAAGAATGCCTAATTGGTTGGTAAATGAAGTAAAAGACGATCTTCAAAACTATTCTGTTAGGAATTCAGACACAAACTTTAACAAAGCAAAGCAAGTCTATAAGGATGATCTTTCAAAACGATTAAACTCTCTAGCTGATAGAGCGTTAGATCCAGATGTTTCAGAAGAAGCTCATATAAACGATCTATTAAAACTAGAAAAAATGAATCTTATGGATGTATCTGAAGCTTTTAATGGAAGATTTGGTGTTGTAGGCAGAGATGGTGGATTTATTCCAGCCTTTGATCTTGAAGATAGAAATCAAGTTTTCCCAAATGATATTTATGGTGCTCCAAATACTGATGAACAGCTATTGATTGATGAACTAGCACCTGATTTTATTCGTCAGTATGTAAAAGGAAACATCTCAAATCAAAGAGAAAAAATAGAACTTGATAACAAGGCTTCTGAAGGGGTTGCTTCCATGATGTTAGAATCTGGAACACTAACTCCAGACAAATGGGGAGAAGCTTTTTCTATGTTCTCAAAACCAGAATACACAACACTAATGAAAAAAGGTCTTCGTGGTGAATTAGAATCTGGAAGAATCTCAAATAGCGAAGATATGGTAAAAAGTATTTATATGATTTTATCTCAATATAAAGATTTATTAGGAGAAGAAACTAATGGCTCCAACCCCTGAGCAACTATTAATCGAACAACAGCCCAATCTAATACAACAACCACAAGTACAAGAGCAGATTCAACAAGCTCCAGTAGTTAAAGAGGGACAAGTAGGAATGCCAACTCCAGAACAATGGATTGGCCCTATTGATTACGGAATGGATTGGTATGCTTTGGGTGCTAAAGCTTTTAAGGTTGCTGGAGATCTATATGGAGATCTTCTTCAGTATAATGTTATGAAAACTGGAGCTAAAATCAGCGATCTTCAATACGACCTAAGATCAAAAATGGAAAATACCTTTTCCGAGTCTATTACAACCGAACCAAAAAACTATGTAGATAGACCAAATGAAGTAGATTTTAATCTTCCATTTGATAGATCTAAATCATTTCAGGAAGAATACAAATCCAAAGCCAATGAAATTATTGGTTTTAAGGATAGTGATGGAAATCTAGTTGATGTATTTTCAGAAGACTTTGATTTTGAAAACACCGGAGCTGCTTGGTTTAGAATTATAGACGGTGCAAGAAGTGGTTTATATGAAATAACAAGAGATGCTGAAAGAGTACAAAGTGATTTACTAAAATCTTTTAAAGAAAACACAAATCAAAGAGTAATTTTGGACAAATATATGGCTGGTGAGTATGTTTCTAAAAGTGATTTAGAAAAAATCGAACCATTCCTGCACCCCACCAGTAAAGGAACAATACCAGTTAACAATATTATTGAAACTCTTGGAACTGAAAATGTAAATCTTAATGCCAGAACATCTACAGGATCTCCAGTAATTATTGTAGATGCTAATAAAAACGCTTATATCAATCCACAAGCTTCAGAGCAAGAAATAGCAAATGCTGTTGGTTTAAGTGGATATCAAATGATTAAAGAAAATGACTATGCTACTGAAATGTCAGCTAGGGGTCAAAATATAAGTTCACAAACAGCTGATAAAGTTAGACAATTTATAAGTTCAAATAATATCTCACAATTACAAGCAACAGAGTTAAAATCTATACTCAAATATATGTCACCAGAAAAGCTAAACTATATGATGACAATAAGCACTGATTTTACTCCAATTCAAAGAGCTAGGTTGTTTGTTGCTTATGCTAATTCTGGTATATATCCCGGACAAGAAGAACTAAACCCAGAAACATACCATCAAAAAATAAACAACATTAAAACATCAGATGCAAATGCTTTATCAGGATTAATAAGATTTATATCTAAAGATACATCACCAGAAGGACAAGGCTTCGGTCCTTCTCTTTCTGTTCTGTCTTCTTTTGAAACAACTAAAAATATTTATAATGTTTTAGTAGGTGCTGTAGATTCTAAAGGAAATATTATTGATCAATCTTTATACGATATTTCTCAAAACCAAGACACCTTTAAAAGTTTTTTACAGGATAACCCAGAACTACAACCAATTATCTACTCATCATTATTAGAGTATGAAACACTAACACGAAACGGTATTGATCCAGCTGTTGCCAAAAAAACAGTAGCAGAATCTTTAAACTCAATTGTATGGAAAGATAGTGAAGGTAAGCCTGTTGTTTCTAGAAATTCAAGAATGGTTCTATTAGGAACAAAAGGACTAAACGAAGAAAGCCCAAGTTCTGGTTGGTATGGAGATATAAAAAATAATATTACACAAATAAGTAAACTGTATCCTAATGTAAATAAAGACGAGATTGAAAAATTTAATCAACAAACACCACAAGAAGCTTTTTTTAGAAACTATAGTTTAAATCAAAACTTCCCAACAGAAGATCTACCATCATTAATAGAGTCTGTTGATACAAACTTTATACCAAGTCAAACACAATTATTAAACCCAGAAGATAGAGTTGGTTTAATGAATTCACTTAGAACAGTACATTCTGATAAAGGTCAAAACCGTGGTGCTAATATTACTCTAGGAGAAGCAGTACGATTATCTATTGCAACTAATCCATCCGTAATTAGGGATTTTAACGGTGGTAGAAATCCACAAAATAAAAAAGAAGCTTTACAAGCTGCGGCAAAAGCTTATAGAACTATTGGATCAGCTGATAATTGGGGGTGGAAGTTTAAAAATTCATCAAGAGATGATCAACTACTAAACTCTCAGCAGGGTGGAGTGCCATTTAATCTTTCTAGTATTCCTTATTTAAATGAAGCTGGAGAAGAGCAAGATCTAATGAATAATCGGTTTGTTGTTTCTCCAGCAAACAAAGAAAACATAAGATTTACTGCTTCAAACGGACTTCCTT